CTATCATCTTTCCAAATACTTGTGTCTGATTCTGTGTCATCTAAATTAATATAAAAAGCCGCGGAATTTTCGTTAAAAGGTTTAAGATTTTTACCTGAATGTTTATAATTTATATTTCTTTTTTCACTAATTGCGCTTGCGCTTGTTGTTTGACGAGTATTAGTATTAATATGAAAAGTCGTACATATTTTTTCCAAATGAAAAAATGAATTTAAATAGTTATCTTCTTCTTTCCACACATTTTGATATTCTGACTTGCAGTCTGAAAGGAAATATTTTGTATAATATAAGTGAGGTGATAATAATTTTGCGTCTTCTACACTACTACTGCCACTATATCTGTCTATATCATGTATATTTAATAGATTATTATTTTGATTTTTCATTTTAATATTAAAGAATAAAGGGCCCCAGCTATTTTTAATACTAAAAGTTTCAGGCAATGTATAGTCTTCTAAATAGCAAAGATTGTACATTGGAGGTAAATGTTTAATTTCGTTATTGTCAAACATATCATTAAAATCAAAATTTTCAAATTCATCATTACCTTGCTGATCGAGATAGTGATCAAAAGATTCTTTGTTTAATTCGATGTGAGGATAAGATCTAAATCCAGAAGGTAAAAGCATATGTTGTTTTGCTGATTCTATTTTTTCTATAAAATCTGAGATTTCTACTCTTATGTATTTGTTTGTATTTTCATACTTTCCTTTTTCAACTACACAGTCTGCTTCAAAATCATAGTATCTATGTTTTGTTCCAATTACTTTTCCTATATAGTTTGAACTTAATGGGTTTAGATTTAAATCGTTAAACGACTGTACTGACGTTATGGCACTTGTAGTTTCATCTTCTAAGTCTATAAACTTATGTAGCCTTGGATCATATTCAAAAACATGTACATCGAAAGTAGCGTAAAAATTATCTAATTCATTAATTAAGCTTTGAGCATTTGCAGAATTGCTATAAAAACTGTAGTTTTCTAAAATTTTATTGTTGTATATTTTATTTACAAACCTAATATCAGAAATGTTTTCATTGCCTTTTTTCTTAATGTTTATTTTTATTCTAAATCTGTTTCCTATTTCACCATCATCCAAAGAAAAGAATTTAAATAAATTTGAAACTTTTTTATGAATATTGATTCTATTATCATATGCAACGCCAGCTATGCTTTCTGTAAAACCTGATCTGTCTAAAGGTTGTGATGTAACCCAAGGTGTTTTTGCTGTTGTGTATTCACTTTCCCAAGAATTATAGTCAGTCTTAGTTAGTTTTTCATTGTCGGACAGCGACTTACTTATTAATATTTTTGTATCTGATATAGAACTCGCTTGGGTTTTTAACTTAAAAAGAGGAAAAGAAGCATAATTTAAAAAGCCTTTTTCAAAAAACTTAGACACAAAAGTATTTGAAGATTTTCTTGAGTCTGAAAATGCTGAGTTTTCTTTGTAATTTTCATACGTATTGTTACCAAGTGTAAAGCCATTTCGAAACTTTGAAAAGGTGTTTTCATGCATTTTTTCTACAAAAAGAGGATTGTACCCATTAAGTTTTATGTTTGTTATAACAAATTTTGCTTTTTTTACAACAATATTATTCTTTGATATGCCTCCTGATTCGTTTCCTTCTATATCACCTAAAGTGTATGTATTATTAAATGAATTATCAAAAGTTGGTAAAACGCCTTGATTAAAAACAAAAACATTTGTAATAAAATAATAATCATTATTTTCAAGACCTAACTCTTTATAGTATTCCAATTCTCCTTGTTTGGAAAATTCATCTTCCGCGTTTCTATTAACTTCTGTATAGTTTGCTTGAGATATTTTTCGAAGAACAAACCCAGTTGAACCTTTTGCTACGTCATTATTAGAAAATCTATATGCAGATCTTGTATTGTCAAGAGTACCATGACTGACATTTTGATCAACACGAAAGCCTGAGCCTTTCATTTTCCCTGTTAGATCATTTTTAATGCCACTGCCAATCCCAAGAACTCTTGTGTAATAAAGATATTCACCACCATTTGAAAGCCATGCGTTAGCTGCGAGGTAGCCTTGACTATTTTTATAGTTTAGAAATTCATCATACAGGTGTTGATTCAGGTTTTGTCTGTTTGTTCCAAGCTTATTAATTAAAGTATTGTCTGCTCCGTCTTCGTTTGTTATAACAGTAGGAACAAATGCTTGTCCTTTAAATGCAGGACCTACTACACCTAATGTTGTACTTAATAATCCAGCATATTGCTCTTGCAAGTTTGGTCGAGGAATATTACCTAATTCAATTTCAGCAAAGTCATTTTCAGCCATTGTTTACCTAGTTGTTTCTGTTTTATTTTAATTTAATTATTGATAAATTATATTTTAAAAGAAAAATAGTTTAACAGATACAAAAAAAGAGCACCAAGAGATACTCTTTTTTTGGTTCTTTAGAAGATGGCAAGCTGTGTTGCTATATTTTTAATTAGTATTGTAGTACACAGTTGTCAAAGCGAAGAGTAAGAGAAATCTCTTGTGGATCGTCGCCGTCATAACTTAAGTCACCAAAGGAAGCTGTTGTCAAGAAAGCTCCTTTGATGTCCCAAAGTTCTACAACTGTGCCAACTGGATCAAGCATCTTGAGTTGGCAGTCTCTCTTATAAAAGTCAGCGTAACCAGCGCGACCTGATACTGACTCGAAGTGAGTTCTGATCCATTCCATAACCTGTTGTGCGCCTGAAGGTGCAATTGGGTCATGAAGTGTCACAGACATTGTATCAAAAGTTGTCTTACCAGCAAGGTAGCGGGTACTATTTATAAAAGGGATTGTTGTTTCGTTTGTTGAATACGAAGGACGGTTCGCAGTCTTCATAAGAAACGCGTCGATACCTTCAATAGCAAAGACCCATCGATTCTTTCTCTTTGGTTCAAACTTATTGGGTATCATTTCTGTAACGGATAGTGTCTCAGCCATGTTTAATAACTCCTAAATTCTTTCTTTAATTATATATATCTATCACTTTATCTATTCAATATTGTTTGCTACAACAAAATCAAGAGAAATAAACTCTACAGACTTAAGAGGTTGTAAATAAATCTTTCCTCTTATTGTATTGTTTTCAACATCTGCTTGAGTTGTTGTTGAAGCATCAATTTGCACCTTATAACGAGCAACGCCGCGACGAGCTTGAACGTTTGCCATAATTGGCTCTACAAGTCCAGAAAATCTTGAAAGAGTAGATGCTCTATTTGGCTCAAAGAGTAATTGCTCACCAACTTTGCGAACCTTACGACGTATATCGATAAGAAGACGTCTCACATTGATTCTATCAAGTGCTGATTGATCTTGTAATAATGTCTTCTGACCAAAGGCATAAACCTCACCACTACGTCCTGCTGGAACGTAAATTGGATTAATGTCTGCATCGTATAATTCATCAAGTAAATCGCGAGTCATTTGGACCTTTGAATCAATAGCATTTAGACGACCTCGATTTAAACCAGCAGGTGCAAACCATGGATCAGCAATTGAATCATTACGACTTAATGCACCAAGCATACCTACTGAAGGTGGTACCAATGTTGGTGCATTATCAGAAGGTCTTCTCATCAAAACGTCTGGGAAGTAAGCAGCTGCAAATGATGTATCAAGCAATCTTTGACTAAACTCACGAATTGTATTTCTTACGTTTGCTTTTTCTTGTGCATCTTCAATTGCAATATCACTATCATTCTTTTCAACAATGTCCATTAAGTACAATGCATCAAATCGATCTTCACAAGCAGAAATTGCGTAATCAGTTATTGCAGAAGCTCTTTGACCAGGCAAAACAAGAAGTTGGAATTCTGCTGCAGACTTGTCAGAAAGAACGTCAACTGCGCGACGATAAGACATAATTGTCGGTCCAGTAAACTTCTTGCTATCAGTCTCATCAAAACCTTCACGCAATGTTGCTGTTCCACTAAATTCTGCTTTTTGCTCGTCAAAGATATTAACGCCATCAAATCCACCTTGGAACATACAACGGAATTTAAGATATCTTAAGTTCTTTACATTTGCATCTTTCGAAATATTAACAAATCTACTTCCATTTGATGGTGCAGCACCTGCATTTCTACGATACATTGATCCATCCCATGAAGTAATTTTGTCAGAAGTCAAAGAACTTGATGGTATTTCAATCTTTTCAAGAGAGAAGAAAGAATTCTGTGCCAAGTCAGTATCATCACCGTCAGTCAACATTGCTGGATTTGAACCAAAGTCCGGGAAGAACTTGGCCCAAGATAACATTGATTTATTAAATACTTGCTCTTGATTTTCTTTATGTCCTCTATTTGAATCACTTATAAAATCAACTTGAGATTCTCTTAAACCAAACTTAACACCCCAAGCTAAGTCATCATCAGCTTCAAATATATCTTGAATAGGCTGTCTATTAATAGAAATAACATAGTCCATTGGAAGAACCTGCATTGTAGACAATACTGAAGATACGTTATCGGCAGCATCTGTAAATATTCTTTTGCTTTCTACTAAGTCGGTAGGCTCAATAAAGTTACCTGATGTATTTGTGAAAAGAATAGAGTGACCTTGGAAACCTGTTGGTAAAGCATCAACCGGAATATTTCCTTTCTTTAAGCCATCTGAAAGTTCAATTCTAACGTAAGGATTTTTTTGTGCATATTGACCTTCTTCTCTTAACCGTTGCTTATCTGCATCTTTTTCAAAGTCAAAATAAATATGCTTGTCACCAACTAAACGACCAACAAAGTTATTGCTCATTGGATCTAATGAAGCATTTTTCCAAGCAGCAAGCGGAGTGCCCTTAATTGGGTCAGAATCCCAACTCTCAAGTGTCATATCAAACGAACCATATTCAGTGTCTGATACATATCTTAAATTAGAAATTAACAATCTAAACTTATTATTACTTGCAGATCCATCGTCCAATGAATGAAGTTTAAATAATCTTAAAGAATCACCACTTTTTGCTGTAGCTGGTCTTACTGCTTGATCACCTTCAGAACCGTAGAACTGAGAAACAATCCAAGGAGTACATGATGTTCGGAATTTTGATTCAAAGTTTTCATAATTTGGCTTGCTACCATCAAGAGATCCGTCTCTTCCAGAAGCACCTTCAGTTAAGAAACCAATCATTCTTTCATATTCAGCACTTAATTGTCCACCTGAATGTCTTAAACCTACATTGGATGGACTTGCAACAGCAGGTTTTACATCCCACCATGCGTATAAATAATGACCTAACTCTTCAATCTTTGTTGAATCTGTGTTTAACACTTTTGCAAAATATGATGGTGAATCAGGATTAAACGAACAATTTAAAACCGCAGGGTTCTGGGTGTTTGAATAACCATTTAAAATAATCTTGAAACCTTGCGTTTCAGAAACTTCACCAATCGTATAACCTGTTAAGTTCGTTCCTGCTGTAACACCAAAAGTTTTACCATGTGCAACTGATCTTATGTGAGCACTACCTTCAACTGAATTTACGAGATCATCAAGTCCAGCAGCAACGTCCATTGCAGCCTTTACACCTTGAGGAGTCATCAATACGCCACGAATTACTGGTGTTGCAGCGCCACCGCCGCCACTAAAGTTTTCTTGCTTTTCGCCAAAGTTGCCAAGCTTAATTTCTCCAGCTGGATTTGAAAATAATGCTGCATCAGATACATTAATTACATTTGTTAAAGCAGATTTAAGTGAACCTTTCTCTTGCAACATAGAAATCGTAATACTGTCAGCTGAATCTGAAACTGCTGATGATAACAAAGTTTGAGAAAAAGCTGTTGTGTTTGCGCTTAAAGCACGACGCATATTATACAAAGTCTCTTGCTTGTCAACTCCTAGCTCTATTGCAATAACATCTACACCACCCGCAAATGTTTCATCTGCTGTATAGTTTGTCAAAGTTTCAGCAATATCTTTGTCATTGCCTAATGTTCCTACGTCATCTTGCGTTAATGTAACAGGAGATGCATTTCCTACTCTTGTTGCAGTTATTCTTAAAGCTGAGTTGTTTATAGCGCTTACAAGACTACCAGCTGCAGCATTTGCGTCTGCTGCACTCTTTATGCCTACAGCAATTCGATCAATACCTCGAGTAAGGCTCGTATTGTTTATTGCAACAATAGGCGCAATATCTGTTGTAACTGCAGTATTACCAGCAGCATCACCAACGCTTTGGAATATGGTAATACTATCATTACCACCTTGACCATCAACGTCTGTTTCTTCTATTGTAATAGTATTACCATGACCCTCAGCAGAAGCAATTGCGTCTGCCAATGCTCTTATTAGCACAAGCTTTGATATGTCATTAGTCAAATCAACACCTACAGCAATATGTCCTACTTGCCCTTGGACAGCTAAATTACCATCGCCTAGATCATTATTTAATGCAACAACTGCACCAGTAGCAAGGCCACCGGCTCCTGTATCTGTTAAAATATATGTCTCTGAAGTTCCTGCAGTATCTTCTAAAGTTATTGTTTGTCCAATATCTGCGCCTGAATCTGCGAGAGCGTCACCAAGTGCTGCTGGTAGACGTGATCTCATTATTCCGCCAGCGACGTCGTCTGTTGCTTCATCTATCTCAAAGACAAGAGAATCGTCATTTGCGTCTGTTAATGTAAGTGTTTCTGTATCTAATGGCTTGCCAGTATATACTAATTCTGCAGTAGCAGCAATTGAAGAAGCTACGATTACATTACCATTTAAGTAAACATTAGGTGTAGCAAACTCAAAACTATCTTTTTTAATACTACCGTCAGCAGCTACCATTTGCAATTCTAAGTTGTCACCTGAATTTGGGTTGTCTGATAGCTTCATTGTCAATGTTGTTGCACTACCATCAGATCCACTCTTAAAGAAACCATCAGTGTCATCGTTAATAATAGTATCATCAAGAGTATTATTAATATCAGAAGCACCTTTAACAGTAAGATTTGTTGCATCAACACTAATTGGAGCTGTTTCACCGTCATTTTTACTTCTACTTGCTTCGCCTTTTAAGACATGTGTAAGCCTAAACGAAGTAGTGTCTAAGTCGCCAACAACAAAAAGTCCTTCATGTTTAGTTGAAGTGCTGATACCATCACCAACTTGAGAAGCAACACGTCTAAATGCTGCTCTTAAGTTTGAAGACGTATCTGCAAAAGTATTACCAATCTTGACTTCAACGCTTGTATTGCTAGCAATTCTATAAACACCAGAAACTTGTTGACCGGATGCAAGTTCAGCAGCATCATCAGGATTAGCCAAATTGGCTTTAAAAGTGTATACTACATCCTGATCTGAGAACGTGCCATCACCATCATTTGTAATTGCTGTTATTGAAAGAGTTCCACCAGCCGCAGGTTGATCGCTTAAAACAATATCAGCAAAAGCAGCAGTTCCACCTACTTGTGCAAAAGAAAACGTGTCGTCTTTAACAGAAGCTGTCTTGTCACCTACTTTTATAAGTAGATCGCTACCTTCGCCTGCAGGATTTAAATTAAACTTTGCAATACAGTCATTAGTACTATCTAAAGCTACTGGGAATGCTGATGTCAAAGTTATTCTTGCAAGATTGTCGTCGGCTAAACCATTAACATCATCAACAGCTGAAACGTCTATTCTATGGTCACCGTTATCGCCTAATTGACCATCTGCTTCTATTGCTGCTTTTAAATTTGCAAGTGCTTCAACAGCTGAAGCGCCGATTGCAACTCCGCCGTTACCAAAAGTAAAAGTAACGTCACCGTTAAGATTACCTTGTTCATCAACAGCGTTAAGCTTGATTGTATCTCCTGATTGAGGCAAGGCACCAAATTCTATAACAAGAGATGCTGCTGAGCCTTCTGCTTCCATGCCAGCATCTTTTAAGAAATTGCTTCCTGTTGAATCTTTCATGAAGCAACCAAGGAATTGTGTTCTACCTAAAGCAAGAGCATCATTTGAATCCTCTATTGTAGCGTGTGGGTTATCACCTACTTTGCCCAAGTCATTACTTTGTTCTTGAACTTGTTTTGCACCAACTACGAAGCCTGCATCTGTTGTTTTACCGCCACTTGATTTAAGACCGTCACCAACGCCTAAAACGCGGAGATATGTACCAGCACTTGCTGATCGCATCCATTCGTTAAGAGCCATTGGTCCGAAGAGGTTGGCGTTTCCTTGATATCCTCTTTCGCGCATAGAACCAAAGACTTCTTCGAACTGCTGCATGTTGGCAAAAGTGCGAGGCACAAAGGCTGGACCTTTACTCGCGGGGCCGACAACAGCAGCTGGAACGCCTTGAGGTTGTTGCTGCGGATTTCTAACTTGTGATAAGTCGATTTCACGTAATGTTACTCTCGCTGAGCCTTGTCCAGCCATATTATATTTCTCCTATTGATTTCATTTAATTATAACTATACTTCTTATGGGAATTCTACGCCGCTATTTGTAATAATAAAGTCCATTGCAATAAACTCAACAGCTCTGGTCGGAACAACAATAATTCGGCCATTCAGTCTGTTATTGTCAACGTCTTCTTGAGAGTTATTTGTATCATCCATAACAACTCTAAAGTCTTCAATACCTTGTCTTACTCGAACATCTGCAAGAATTGAAGAAGCCTGGGAAATAAATCTATTTCTTGTTGCTGCATCATTTTGCTCAAACAAAAGACCTTGTGCAACTCTTTGAATTCTTCTCTTGATATTGATCATTAATCTTCTTACGTTTACACGGTCCAAAGCTGTTCTTGCAATTTGTGTTGTCTTCTGACCAAAGATAACAAACTGATTATTTGGGAAATTTGCAATCGGATTAATTCTTGCCTCGTAAAGAGTATCACGATCACCTGCGTTTAATCTTACATCAATACTTGATACTCTACCAAGGGCACCTCGAGAAAATCCTGCAGGTGCAAACCAGGGTGCTGATCCTGCTAAATTGTCTGTTCGAGCAAGTGCGCCAAGGGCTACAACTGAAGAAGGCGTTCTTACAACTCTTTGATTTTGAGTTGCGCCATCACTTACAACATCTCCTGAATCTCTTAACATAACGTCTGGAAAATATGTTGCGACATATGATGAATCAAGTTCACGAATATCAAATTGCTGACTAGTCATATCAACATCAGCAATACCACTTGCTACGCCACGTGAAGAAACAAAAATTCTATTTCCTGCTGCATCGTAGTGAGGTATATCCATCAAGAATATTGCCTTGCCAAAATCTTTAACTCTTCGTGCAGCAAAGTCTGTAATTAATGAATCTCTAATACCAGGAACAACCAAGACATTATGATCTACAATCATTTCATCAGTCATAACACGAATAGCTTCTCTATAAGATAACACTGCATTGTTATTTAGCTTTGTTCCTTGAATTGGTAAACCTAATGACTCATTAATGTCACTTGTTCCTGATAGACCACTTAAATATCCATTAGCGCCAGCATGACCATCTACATCAATAGACGATGATTTGTCTGTAAAGAAGAAGTCATCTCTATCTAAAATGTTTACACCGTCAAAACCACCATAAAAAGGAGCAGTAAACTTAGCCATCAAGCTGTACTTATTAAATTTAACAGGATCTTCTGCTAAAAGTTTAGCCATTGTTGCACGAATTGCCTGACTTTGACCTTGCAATTCATTTGTAAATGCATCTTGTATATTATCAGCTGCCATATTAATTGTGTGTGCAACAGAATCGTATGCATTTGAACCAACATCAGCATTTCGAATGTACGCTGCCTCTAAAAAGGCATCTGACAATACGTTAGGTATATCAGTAATCGAAGCATAAGGGAATGCAACTTTCGATAAAGAAAACTTGTTATTGTTAAAGCTGTCTGCTTCTTCAGAACTAAATTTAAGTGCATCTGACTTTGTCAAGAACTTTGTTAAATTAATAATAAGCGGATTAAAATCAGTTAAACCACCTCTATTAGGCTCGTTAATATTTGTTACTTTTTGTGTATGTAATCCCCAGTAGAAATAAGACTTAACATTTTCTTGAGTTACTTTTTGTACAACGCCATTAGACTCTTCTAAAGATTGTCCAAAATAAGTTTGAAAGTAAGTACCGTCTTTTTGCATACTGCCTCTTGTTACTTTTGATCTAAAAGGCAAAGGAGGCAATACAGCACAACCTAAATCATCAGATGCACCACCGGAAACAACATCACGACCAGAAAGCAAAGAAACTTGATTTTCTCCTCCGTCTTTACCGTTAGGTGTTGTTCTTAAAGTAGGAATACCACGATAACCAAAAGGAAGAGAATCTTCTGGGATTTCGTTGCGAGTCACTGACTTATTCATTACGACTCGAATACGTGTTGACTGGCTCGGGAAAGTACCTTCTCTTAGCAGACGCTTTTCATCTTCGTCATTTGTATCAAGATTTAAATAAACTTTTTGATCTCCAATTCGTCTTGCGATATAATTTGGAGAATCTGGATCTAAAGAACATCTTGCATAAGATTCTAAAATAATAGGCGCATCATCTGTATCATCAATTTTACGAAGTTGAACAGTAAATGTTCCAAATCTATAATTTTTCTCTGTTGATGCACGAAGATCTGCAATAGAAATCTTGTAATCATCACTTGCATATGTTCCATCGTCTAAAGATTCAAAGTGAAACAAGTCATATTCTTTATCACCAAAAGGTTGTGATATAAACGAGGTTGTACGTGGTGCTTCAAATCGAGAAACAAAGTCTCCATACATATCCAAATAATTACCGTCATCTTTACCTCTAACTACAGCAACACTTTGTGCTCGAGTTGATGCAAGAAGATCTTCTACAGGAAAGTCTGCATAAAGAAAGTGTCCTGTGCTTGTAAAACTGAAAGAATCTGTGTTTAAAACTTTTGAAATATATTGCGAAGACGCTGGGTCTAAAGAAACTGTATATTGTTTTACAAGCAAATTATTGACTGCATCGTGAATATAAAGAGTAAAAGTTTTATCAGCATCATCTGACACTTGAGATTGATCTGTTCCACCGCCTGAAACGATTCTTAACGTATAATCCTTATGCATAAAAATCATTGCACGAACTAGCTGTATTATGTCGTCGTTAGCGACTAAGCCATTACTTGGGTCTTCGTCAGCGTTTGTTGTGATTGAGTCATTATCGTTAAAAATACCATATGTAACATGTTCTGCGTCATCAACTTTGTGTTCTGCAACAATAAACTGTACTGCTCCTTTTGCTTGATTTTGCCCTAAGTCTGCACCATCTAGTTTGAATCCTGCAAATTTAAGATCTGAGCCGTAACCTTTACCAGTACCTAAAATACGGCAGAAAGTTGCTGCTTTACCTCGATTTGCAAAAAACTCAGCAACAGCATGAGATGCTGAAGTATCTTGGTCGGGCATGCCGAATTCTCTGATAAATTCATCTACGCTTGTTACTGTTTTCGGTACGAAAGCTTGTCCTTTTTGGGCAGGACCAATTACACCCACTGGTGTAGCTGTATTTCGTGTAAGAGGACGACTAACTAACTCAATCTCTCTTTCGAAAAATCCTGGAGACTTAAATGTCTGTTCTGCCATGATTATATTCTCCTACTAATATTTCTTGTTCTATGTTTAATTATTATAATACTTCTTAATTATTCTTTGTCGTTTGAAATATTAAACAAAACTTCAGCCAGACGAGCATCATAAACTGTCTCACCTTTGCCTTTTGATGCTTTTGCCATGACAGGAATAAGTTTGCCTTCGGTATTTCTTACAAAAGTTTTTCTTGTCTTTTTCCAATCAGAGCCTCTTGCACCAACTGATTCGCTTGTGTACTTTTCTAAATTAAGTCCTACTGCAACTCCTGCAGATGCATCAACATCTCGAAGCGCAGCAGCATTTGGTCCGCCTCTCACGCCTACACCTTGTGCAGGTGCAAAAGAGTCTTCAGTTGCAAGATCATCAAAAATATGAGCGTCAGGATTTGAATCAACAGGTGCACCAGAAAGTTGTGGATCTATATTTTCATATTCATCTAAGACATCGAAAGATATTTGAGGTGCTCTCAAGAAAGATCTTAAAGCAGTCTTTCCTCCTAATATGTTTGGTGCAATCAAATAACCTGTTGCATTTAAAGACATACTATATTTAATATACCTTTCAGCATCTGTAAAATCTGCATAGCTTGTATCTTGAGAAAAAGAACTTTCCATAAAAGCAGAAAAAGTATAACCTTTATCACTTTCTAATCTAAATTGTTGCCCAGGATTAAGTGTGTAAGCATTTAAAATACTTTCCAAGAATTTGTTCATTTGCTGTGTAAAAGACGACCAGATTGTAATCTCATAACTTGCAGAAAAATACTTAATAGGGGGTATTTCTATTGTTTCAATAATATTATTTACTGTTTTAGGTTTAAGCGAAAAGTCACCATCCTCTAAATTAAGGTCTTCACCTTTAACATTACGCAAGCCTTCAACATTTTGTTGCTGTCTATATTCTAAATCTTTTTTGGAAATTCTTTTAGTTACAACATGAGGAAACATTTGATTATTTGCAATACCTTTTTGTGGCACTGCATCAACTGCGCCTCTTGATATAGATATAAGTGGTAAAATAAGTGTACCGTTTTTATCTATAAGTGGCTTTTTGCGTCTTAATATAGCAAACCTTTCACCAGTTGCAAAGACAACAGGTACCTTCTCTACAGAGCCATGCATTTCATGAAAAAGAGGAATTTGTTTGTCAAAAAGATTAAAAACAGACTTGTCTAAGTCTTCAAGGCCGCAAGAGGGAATGACATAGTCAGGCTCGTTTGTCCCTTCGTAACCAGTAGGTGCATATCTTTTAGCGTTATCTATGTCATACTTTGTTGCCATTAATCATCTCCATAAAACGAAGAACCTACTCCGTTTACGCTCTTTGTTGTACCATCAGGTGCAACTTTTTTAGGACCTGTAATTGGATCATCAATGACACCGTCACTTCTTAATTGACGCTTGTCGCTTTCATTAAATCCTCGCTGCTGCTCAAATGTTGTTTGTATTGCATCTTTGTCTGTATATTCTTCTCCTAAAGGACCATGAGGTTTAAATGCAATCTGCTCCATTCGAGTTTGTTTACCATTTACCTGTAAAGAAACAACTCTATCTATCTGTCCGTAAGCAAGCTTGTCGTATTTAACAGAAGTTGCTTCAAAAAAGTATGTGCCATAAGAAAAATAGTCACCTTCGTTAAACGTAATACCTCTATCAAGCAAGTCTCTATAATGCAAATACAAAGTAATTGTCTTAATATGTTCAGAGCCAAAGTTTGTTGTTTTAACTTCTGAAGGTTGCCATTCAATCATGCATTCAATTTCAACTGGTGGATTAAATATCTTATGAGGTGACTCTTCGTACACTTCATGTATATTAGACAAGTCTTCTCTTATTGTATAGTAGTATACTTTTTGACCTGCTACGTCTTTAATCAACTCTTTTGTCAAGTCTGAAAAGAAGTCTACTTCTCGCTGCCCTACAAATAAACGTGCCATAATCTTTATCCTATAATAATTGCTCTTCCGTTAGGAATAGGTATTCTTTTAAGAATCTGTGTCATTGTTTCAGACTGGGCTGCATCACTCTCTAAAAGTTTTTGATAAGTTAGCTTATCTAATGTCTCGCCTAAAGAAGTAATTAAGTTCACTTTGTCTTCTCGACCTTGACTTAAAAGTTCGCTCCCGTTCATGCTTAAATCACTACCTGGAATAGGCACAGAAGAAAACTTTGATCTTACTAAACCTAATGTTTCTCTGCACAATGCCAAAGTATATTGCTTAATCCACGTTCTACACATAGAATTAATGCTCTCGTACTTGATGTTAGAAAAAGGTACATTAGATATGTTTGAAACGCCAGTAATAGAGCTGTCGTCGTAAGGTAATGTCGTTTTATAAGGATCTGGAGGAAAAGAAAACTTAACAAAAAGATTCATTGGATTTCCTTTTGATGGAGATGGAAATATTCTTAGATTTTTTCCTTGCAATCTATACGAATAATTACTTCTTCTTACTCTATTTGATATATCTAACTGTCCTGCACGAAGCAAGTCTTCAAAAACAGGTAAAACATAAAAAACTGTTTCGGGTGTAAAAGATTCAAATGAAAACTGGTTGTTTAAGTAGTTGACTGCTGATGTTGTATCAAAAAACCTGTAAGCAGCCTGCGGGGAAAAGTGAAATACTTCTTGGATTTTAATTTTTGATGGTAATATATTTGCAGGCAAGCTACTTGCAAACTTTGGATTAAAAGCACTTAAGTGTCCATCACTACCATCAAACTCTTCAAGCTTAAGCTCTTCACCATTTGGCCCAGGAACTACAAGATCTGAATATATATCGTAATCTTGCTTCCCGCCTTCAAGTTTTATAAATGACCTAACAAAATCTGTAGAACCACCTACACCTGCTTCTGATGCATATGGCTCTGCACGACGTGTTAAATATTCTAATGTTTCTCTTGGAAACTGTTGTTCTTTTCCATGTGGACCAATTCTGGCCAAAACAATAGGAGAAGCAGCAACTCTTACTTCGCCATCCAATAATTCAACAATTTCTCTTGGAGTTATAACATTACCGTTTTCGTCTGTTTTATATTGGCCTTGTTTGTTGTTTATTTTAAAGCGAGGATCAAACGTGTCTTGTATGAGTAAAGGACTTTCGTTTTTTAAAGCATCGTCGCCGAAGTAGTAATGATCAAAGTCATTTTTTTTAAATGTTTCGCTTGGTCCTATTTGCAAACCTAACAAGTTTGACATGTATGATTCAGCTTGGTGTGCGTTGATGTTTTTAGAAAACTCTAAGCATGCTTCTTCAAAGTTTGTCCATATTTGTCTATTTGTTAATTCTACAGACATAATGTCATCACCAAGACGACGTTTTACGTATAATACAATACCCACTGCGTCTTCTTGAAAATGCAAGTCTTTATCAAACACACCAAATGCTGTTGGCTGCGTTGTCTCAAGAAATGAAGCCATATATGTCTCTCCTATCTATATACTTCTTTATTATATAAATATAGGACTATACTCTAATTAACTTGCTATTTCTTTCTACTTATACTAAAAAACCCCAAAGAGTATCTCTACTACAATGAGGTTTTAAAATAAAAAGTTTAGTCTTTAAAGTCAATTAAACTGGAGCAATTGCGCCTGTCATTACAAGACCTACAAGAGTAACTCTTACTGTGCACCCATCACCTCCAGGAACTCCATCCAATACGATTTCAAGTTCATCTGCAGCAGCTTCTAATGCGCGTCCTGTTGTTGCTATAGCACCATTAACTGCAGCTAAACCGTTACACGATACAAATCCTTTGTCGCCCGCCGCATCTGCAGTAATAGCAGCACCGTCAACAAAACAATCAGGATCTGCATCAGTTCCAATATCTTCAATTACTACAGCTTCAGTTGCAGCTTCGGTTACGCGGAACATTGCAGCAAGTGCAACAAAACCTGCAGGGACAACTGCTGAAGCTGACTTTGCTGTAGTTACTGCAGCGCCAACTGTAATGTCGGCTTGAATTATTTTTAATTCCGACGCAGCGCTATTTGATGCTAACAGCTTTATAGCAGCACCGCCTCCAATAGAAGTGCCGGTTTTCTGTACGAGACCTTTTTCATTACTAATTTCTACTAATGGCATTTTGAGTCTCCTTATGCTGTTGCTTGAGTAAGTACAAGACCTACAAGTGTAACTCTTACTGTTGCATCACCTGCGCCAGGATCACCGCTTAAAGTAACGCTAAGTTCGTCTGCTGCAGCTTCTAATGCTCTACCAGTTGTCGCTGCATCACCATTGACTGCAGCTAAACCATTGCATGATACAAATCCTTTATCACCAATTGTTCTTAAATCTAACAAACCAGCACCGTCGACAAAGCAATCAGGGTCTGCTTCAGTTCCAATATCAACCAAGTTGACATTACCTGTAGAGGCAACTGTAAATCGAACATGACAACTTAAAGCTACAAAGCCTGCTGGGACAATCGCTGCTGATGATTTTCCTTTACTGCCTGCAGCGCCATCTGCAATTGTCACATCTGCTTGAATTACTTTAAGCTCTGCAGCTGCACCATTTAATGCAAGTAATTTAAGACCTGCACCACCATCTGTTGCGGCACCAGACTTTTGAACTAAACCTTTATCTGTACTAATTTCTACTAACGGCATATCATATCTCCTTTTTTTTTATTTTATAAAATTATTGTACCAATGAGAGACGAGAAGGTTCGTATGCATAAACCTTTCGCGTATTTTTTAAATTTTGAACTCTAAACTTTCCACCTTTTGCATGACCTACAACTTGACAACGCTTGCCAGTTGGTGTCATAACAATAGAACCAATACTCATACGAGGCAGTTCTACAACCTCAGCCTTTTGTTCTACAACTGGTGCAGGAACTTCTACAGGAACATCAGCAACTGCTTCTGAAACAGGCTCTACTTTGGCTGACATTTTTGCTTTCGGCTCTTCAGGCACAGGAGGTGGTTCTTCTTCGGCTTGAGGCTGTTCGGGTTCAACAACGGGTGGAGGCTCAGGTGCCTTTTCTTCTACTGCTGGTTCAACAACTTCTACAGGAGATTCTACTACTGGTTCTTCTTTTTTCTTTTTAGAAGTAGACTTTCTTCTTGTTGCCATAACTTCCTCACTTTCTGTGATAAACTTGTCCGCATGATTCCGATGCACTGGCGGGGTCAGCTGTTATGTTTGCATCGGGCCTAAAACTATATATTATGTAAATACAAAAAAAGTGCATTAATGCACTTAAAATATATTTTTTAAAATTGTTACTCGGAATCAGATGAATGTTCAGAATCTTCTTCAGGCATGCTTACCGCTGCCTCAGCATCATCTGATTCTGCGCCAGCTTTTTGTGCTTCTGCAGCTTGTCTCTCTTGCTCTTCTCTTGGTACTAGCTTATCAATTGCATCTTGTAGAGTAGATGCATCTTGCAAAGAAAATGCGCCACGTCGTTGTGCTACTTGTACTGCAGAAAGAAGAATGTTGATAGATTGAACTTGCTCAGGTGTTAATTGCATATTTTATATTCCTTTCAATATTGTGATTAATTAAATAATGCATACAAATTATAATCATAATATTGAATTTGTTCAATCTTTTTTTAAAAAATTAACGACGTCTATTTTTTAAAATTCTACTTCTTTTTTTTGCTTCTGCAAGCTTTTGACGTGTCTGGAATGCTTCAAACTCTTCTTTAATAATTTGATTAATAAGCTCTGGTGTTGCAACAACTGGGTTTGATTGTGAACCTTCTACAAGACGTTCTGCCTTGATATTTTTCATCTCTTCAGCAATCATATTTCGAAGCTCTTTTTGTGTAATACGCATATTATTTCTCCTGTTTTTAATATTATTATCTAAATATATCTGTTTTTAAGAAACATTTTGTTGTCTGTCTCTTTTTTCTTCTAATAAAAGAGAAAGCTGTGTGTCAATACGTGTTAACTTAAGATCCATTTTAATAAGGGTCTGATTTATTCTTTCAATTGCACTGTCTTGTTGCTTTAACTTTTCATCTAAATGTTTAACTTTGTTTTCTAAAGCTGTAATTTGATTTGAAGTTGACTTTGCGTCTTTATGCCAAGCGTAAAACAACCCAAACAAACCAATTAAACTACCTACTGAAAGCACTACGTTTGGTTCCATACTAATTAACTCCTAATAATTAATGTTTAATAAAATAAATATGATCTGCATTATCTATTTTACAGCTTGATACACTAATAAGCTTAATAATAGGCCTACACTTGTGCCTGAAAGTGTCTTTATCCAAAAAAGGTCAGAATGCAAATCTTTGATCTTGCTATCTTTTATCACAATAACTCTATCTTGATCTTCTATCTTTTCGATCAAGTCTTTATTTTGCCTTGCGCATGACTCATCTTTTTCTTTTAAAAGACTATCACAGACTCTTCTTTCCTCAGTTTTAATTCTTTTAACTTCACTTCCATAATCATTTAAAACTCTTCTTATTTCAATCCAGTCATTTTTTTTCAACAAATAACCCGGTATTGGTGCAGGAACAGTTTGATGTAAAATCCAAAGCTCTAAATCTATCAAAGGAGTAGAAACTTGTTTTTTAATAGGTTCCCACTGAATTGGCTGATTTTCTAAATCAAAGTTGTTTTCTTCAAGCGCATAAGGTTCTGCATAACTTAAAGAACTTAAAAGTGTACTTAATACTAGACCTAAAGATAATAGTCTCACTTTACCACCTTCCCCTTCTCTTGCAGTGAGGCATAATCGCCTTGGCTTCTTCACAATCTACAATTTTATTCATACTTTCATTGCCCTTTCTTGCGTTTTTTATTCTTACAAGACATTGCCCTTCAGCAATGTCAAGTTCTTTTCTTAAGAGCTTTTTGTATTTCTCGTCTTTTGCAATAATTTCTTTTTTAAGACTGTCAATTAAAATTAGTTCTCCTTTGCAAACTTTTGATTTTGGCGGACATACAGCTGAAATTCTACCTCCTGCAAAAGAAACAATCATTACAAAAATAACAGAGGCTACTGTTATTTGATTTTTATATTTTAAAGCTAACTCTACATACTTACCAGATTCAATAGACATAATATAAATCCTTTCTATTCAATATTAATTATATTTCAATATTAATTATATTTTTTTGTTAAAATTTACATTTATTCTTGTCTTTATAATATATTACTCTATATCTTATAATAACAAGGAGTAAAATTATGTTTAGTATTAAAAATATCTTAGCACTTGCCTTAGCACTTATATTTACATTCGTTGCTTGCGACGACGACGACGATAATGATGTTGAAGAACATCAAGCTGGTGAAGAAGTAGAAAGTGAAGACATGGGTAATGACGTTGATAGTGGTGTTGAAGAAGAGGCTGGTGAGGAAGTAGAAGAGCCTATTGAAGAGGCTGGTACTGAAGCTGGTACTGAAGAAGAGTCTCCTGCTGGAGAAGACGATGATTCTGATCCAGAGACTGACGCTGGTACTGAAGCTGGTACTGAAGCTGGTACTGAGGCTGGTACTGAGGCTGGTACTGAAGCTGGTACTGAAGCTGGTACTGAAGAAGAGTCTCCTGCTGGAGAAGAAAGTTCAGAAGGTTAATTGAAAAAATAGTTATTGTCAAGAATAATTAATAACTATAAATCTTACTTGGTGATAACTTATGAAAAACTATTCAAACATTGTTACTGTCTTGACTTCTACACAAGCACAACACAAAACGTGGAAGTTAAATGAAAATAACGAATACGAAATAATAGATAAAACTTTTTCAAAATGGTATTTGTTTGAAGAAGTTGCAATAAAAGATATTTATGACATGCATGATCTTTTAATAAAAAAATCTTTTAACAAAAACTCTTGTCTTGTAAGAGGAAATATTACAGAACATGCATACGAAGAAAAGCTCAAAGGCTATAAAATAACTAGAACTTTAAGAGAAAAAGTAGAAGGCAACAAGGTTATTAAGCCTACTATAGAAGATTATCCTAAAAAATGGATTATGCTTGATATCGACAACTACCTTGTACCTGAAGGTCTAAACATGGGCTCAAAGTTTCAACGTGAAAAAGCTGTTGAAATGTTTATTCAAACCCTACATGAATCATTTCATAATTCAAGCTACGTATGCCAGTTTTCAAACGGCATGACACCTAGCAGCAAAAAACTTAAGTCACATATATGGTTTATGCTAAAAGAGTCTTGGGATTGTGAAACTTTAAAACCTTGGTTTACAGAAAACTATCCGCAAATAGACAAGTGTATCTTTAGACCTGCACAAATACTTTACACAGCAAATCCTAGCTTTGTAGATTGCCAAGATCCTCTTGAAAACCAAAGAATTTATTTAAAAGAAAAAGCCAGCAAAGAAGTACTTTTGCCTAAAAAAGAAATAACGACATCATATATAATGTATAAAGAAAGTGAAAAGGACAATCATGAAAATATCAATTAATAACCTAAGAAAAATTATTAGAGAGACTATTGAAGAAATTGCTACTCCGGGAGACTATAGATACGGAAATGCTCGTGGTGGTGTACAATCAGGTGGGATGAGTGGTGGAGAACCACAATTTATGCAGCCTGGAATTGACTCGAGCAATATGGCTCCTCAAGGTGTGGGCGGTGCAGGAAAACAATATATACAGCAAGGAACAGGTGGCGCAGGAAAACAATATGCTGCTGGTCAAGGTTCACAATCAAGTGTAGCAAGCGATGATCCAGGTTATTCTGATTCTTTAGATAGTTCATCAAAGTTTTTGTTAACAATTGAATCAAATGTTCTAAAAGGAAAGAACGGGCAAGTTTCTTACTTTAACGGTAATGTTTACTCTGTAGATAGTAGCTCAGACAAGTCTTCTCAAGACTTTGCCAATCTGTTTCATACTTGGGATAAAAAATCTTCATCTGATCTTGCAAGTAGTGTAATTAAAATTCTTATGCAACATGACTTCATTGAAGAATCACCAGTTCCAGTTGAACTTTTGGATGAAATTGGTGTTCGTACAACAAGTGGTAATGTAATGGAAATAGTTGAATACTTTAGTGAATATAATAACGGTTACATTGCAAGAAACGAAACTCGTCAAAGAAGAGGTCGTAGACTTTAAAGAAGGAATCTAAGGCATGGTTAATAATTATCAAAAAAAAATTCTTATAGAAGGAATTGAAAAGCTAGCTTTAGAGATTATGCAATATCAAGTCGAAGTAGATAGACATATATTTGAATATTCTCCTGCAATCATTGACTTTCATACAAATCTTGTTAGTAATCAAATTAACGAAAACTACAAGTGTGATTACATTATTTACAACTACGATACTTTGCTCACACAAAATATTAGAGAAGACTTAATGAGTACAGCAAGTAAAAAGCATATAAGTCTTGTTAAAGAAGTTGCTTCTTATGTTTTTGACAGAGCAAAAAACAATTATATTTTTAGACCTAATCATATCGTAATAAACGAAGGCTATTTGTCAATTGACTGGAAAAAGTTTGATTTAGCAGAACACATTAGATTTGTTAAAGAAAGTTTAATGCACGAAGTTATTGCAAACTTAGATTGGCGAACAATGAATGGCTGGTGGGATGGAAGTCCTCATGTTATTAAAGAAGCAAAGATAAAAAAGCAAAAAAGCAAAAAGCTTCTTACAGAAAGTGGCGCCTTAGGATGTGACAAGCAAACTTATGCATATGCAAAAAATGTTTTTGAAATAGCAAGTAAAGAAGTGTATGACGTATTAACTGAAGGTGGGTTTCATGTCGAAGAAATATATCCTGCGGGATCTTTAAGAAGACAAAAAGATGTAATAGGTGATGTTGATTTAATTATTAATATTACTGGGCATGATGAATTTGGTCAAGTAACTCGACATCCACTTGATGAAAAAAGATTTTTAGAGCAATATCAATGGCTGTTTGGTCAAACACTGAAAAAGGGTATCGACTCTAATGTGATCAAAAGCTACAAAAACATTTCGCAGTTTGTAAAAGAAGGAATGCAATGTGATGCTTTTTTCTGCACACCAACATCAGTTCCAACAAGGCTTTGTTATTGGACAGGTTCAGCAGCACATAATGTTAAAATGTTATACGAAGGATATAAGAAAAACATTGTATTTTCTTATGACTACGTTTTTGATAAAAACAAAAACAAATTTCTTGTTCCTAAGAATGAAAGACAAATATTTAGTGTTCTTGGTGTAGACTATATTGATCCTAAAGACAGAAAATAATTAGTTAAAAATTCTTCTTTTTTCTTCCTACTTAACTTTTTAAAAGCTGCTTCTTTTTTTAATGCAACAGATCTGTTTTCTACGCTAACGCAGTATAAAGTGTTACAAGGTCTTTTGCTTCTTGTGTATTTTGCGCCACCTTTGATTTCACCGTTATGCTGTTTTAATCTTCTTTCCATGTTTGTGGTAATACCGCAATAAAAAGAAAAGTCAGCAC